GTGCGGCCGAGCGCCTTGCACAGTTCCTCCAGCGTCCCTTCCATGACGTAATCGTCCCCGCGATACGCCGCATAGATGTGCTTGTTGTAGAAATTGTGCTTCCCCTTCATGCCCCTGCCTCCTCTGCAACCCTCCGCAGGACGAAATCCGCGCATGGCTGCGCCATGCTGAAAGCTTTCACCTCATCGAACGGCAGCCGCTGTTCATCGTTCTTCATGCAATCCCTCCTAAAATCGTTTCTGAGCGTCCGTTTTGCGTCACGCGAACAAGTTTACCTGTTTCGCGTAAAACGCGCTCATACACGACGCTAGCGCGGCTATTCGGCGTTTTATCGTTAGAACGGGATGTCTTCATCGTCGGCATCCTGCCATCCGCCACCGCCTGCGCCTTTCGGCTTCTCGCCGAATTCGACGTTGCTCGCGACGATCTCGATGGTCTCGTGCTTCTGGCCGTCCTTCTCCCACTTGCGCTGCTGCAGGCGTCCTTGTACCGTTGCCTTCTGGCCCTTGGTGAGGTACTTGCCGCAACTGTCTGCCATGTTTCCCCAGACGTTCACGCGGAAGAAGTACGTCTTCTTGTTGTCGCCGAAGCCGTCATCGACGGCGAGCGTGAACGCTGCCACGCTCTTGCCGCTCTGCGTCATGCGGCCCTCCACATCCTTCGTCAGTCGTCCGCTGATCGTGCAATTGTTGATGCTCATGATTCTGTCCCCTTTCCCATTTCCCCCCGTCCGCCGGCCGCCACAAGTGCAGGACGTTCTTGAGATTCCCTACGCCGTGGATGTAGTCGCCCTTTGCCGGATGCACTTCATGTACTTCCTCGGTTTCGTGCCAGAAAATGTCTTTGACTTCGCACATCTCCTCCCACGTCGGCAGCTTCGTGTTGCTGTTCGCGACGGATACGCTGACGTGCTCGTAGATGCCGCCGTGTCCGTCATCATCACGCGTCGCGACGAATACGAACACCTGTCGTTTCCCGCAACGCAATCTCAAAAATCCTTGATGCCCGTGCGGGAACGGGAATACATTCTGGATGCGCGTGTCGCTTTCAATCTCGTCAATGCTCTTCACGTTCTGCCCTCCGTTTCAAGTCCATGCCGGCTTCCCACTCGCGATAGAGCGTGAACCAGTCCTCGGCGTACATCGTGACAAGCGACGCGTTATCTCCGCGCGGGTACTTCACGGCAACTATTCTCCCTTCATCGCTTTCCATGCACGCGGCTTCGTGAAGGAACTTCCTCACGCTGAATCGCTTGGACGGCTTGTGAATGACCGTGAGATTATCGAGCGTGTCGTTGTCTAGGATGCTGATAAGCGTCACGAAGTGCCATGCGTACATCGTAACAAGCCAGTCCTCTTTCGCGCGCTTGCTTGCGACGATGGGCAAGATGACTTGCGATGTTTCGAAACGCTCGCCCGTCTCCCACGCTTTCACGAGTTCCGGCGTCATTTTGCCGCTCATCAGGAGCATCGCTTTCGTGTCGTGGTCGCTCTGCTCAATCGCCTTCGCGATATTGAGCGCCTGGACGTATTTCACTTCGCAATGGATGTACGGTAGCCCTTCGACGTCGCCGGCCGCGCCGGTGTTGCCGCGATACTGCGCCGTGCGATGCACGTCGTAGCCTTGCTCGCGGCAGAAGCTCGCCCAAAGCCTTTCCCCGCGCTTGCCCTTGTTCCTGCTGTAGAGTCCCATCACTTGCCTCCTTGCGGCAATTCGCGCCCGCCGCCCATGCCGAGCATCTTCGTCGTGTGGTCGATGAGTGCTGTGTAATCCGCGCCGAGCTTCTTGCCGACCATGTCCATGACGGCTTTGTCTTTCTGCCCCTCGAGCAGCTTGTCGTAAATCTTCATGAATTGGCCGCGCGTTGCCGGGATGCCATCGTTCGTCATTTCAAAGAGCGTCATCGTGCCGAGGCGTTTCACAGCATCATGCACTTCCTCACATGACCAGCGAAAGGGACGCTGGTCGTACGGGCTGCTCTCCGTGACGAAGCGCATGACTTCTCCCCATGCCTCGCCAGCGTCCGGTTTGCCCGTGTGGTTCGCGTGCTCGACCATGCTTTCTGCTGCCTCGCGGATTTCAGCGATGGTCGGGAAGAATTTCGCCGTGTTCATGCATTTGAGCACGCCCGCCTTGATTTGCGCATAGGTGAGATCGTCGAGCGCGGCGAGGTAAAGCGTTATGGTCTCCGCGTCTGCCTTCGATGATGGGAATGATTTTCTTGCAAGAGTCAGCAGCTTCGCCGACGATTCCCTGTCTTGATTTGTCATAAGATGCCTCCTCCGTTTTCCATGAGTGCTTTGACTTCTTCGTACATCTCCGCCGCAGATTGCTGTGCGCCGTAGGTTTTCGGCTGCGTGCGCTGGTAGTCTGCTTTGAGAGGGAACACGCCCTGCCAGCCGCGTTCTGTGCTCTGGTTGAGGATGTCGGCTTTCATGAGGTCGTTGCCGGGCGCGAGCTTCTCCAGCTTATTCGCGATGAGCTTCACGGCTTTCTCGGTCGGCGTGTTGCGCTTGGCCTTCCGCATTTCGATGAAGCCCTCCCATGCGTCGATGAGCTCTTGGGGTGGATCGTCGAACGGGGGCGCGAGCTTCGCGCGCGCGTCGTTCTTTCTTTGTGTCTTTCTCTGTATGTCTTTCTTTATATTATTAGTAGGAAACTCACTTTTGGGGTCATGCATCATCCCATTTTGGGGTGATGGTTGTACCATTTTGGGGTCATGCATCATCCCATTTTGGGGTGATGGTTGATTTTCAAGGATTTCAGCAATATTCGCAAGCTTCATTCCTTCTTCTGTAACGGTATACCAGTTTGTGCGATTCATGGAATCTTGCACCTGCCGGATGGAAATGTATCCGAGCTCTTTGAGCTTTTGAATCGTCCTTTGAAGCGTGTTGTAACTTGGAAACCCGAGCGTCTTTAGAATCTCAGGAATCGTCGCATACATCCATGCTTTCCCATCCTTGATGTGATCGCCCTTATTCCTGTTGCTGTAACACCAATAGGCGATGTAATTGAGCAAGACAGCGCAATTGATTCCGATTTTTGAAGCGACGTCGGTGTCGTACCATGCTCTCATCCTGCTCACCTCCTCAGCCCGTATACCTTGCACAGCTTATCGTCGAGCTTCACCGGCACAAGGTGATACTTTTCCAGGAACTCGCGTTCCGGCATCCCGTGGCATTCGTCGTGATGCTTGCGGCAGAGCGGCAGCGCTTCGCGGCCGAGATGGTGCACCTTCTCGCGGTCACTTCCCATGCCGATGCGCGAGCCTTCTGCGTGATGAAGATCGCACGGCCGGCCGCAGACGGCGCATTTCTTGTTTGCGAGGCACGCATAGACGTAGCGCTCGATGTCGTCTGCCTGTTCGTAGAGCGGGAAGCGCGTCGGGATGTCGTTCGCGAGGATGAAGTCGATGAGGAAGCCGATGAAGTTGGTCGCTACCGTCACGCTGCAGCTCGACAGCGAGAACACGCGCCGCTCGGCGTCGGTCATGCGCTTGAGCATGAATTCCATCTTGAGGAGGGCTTTCTGTTCTTCCATGCCGGCCTCCGTGCGGATGCCGTTGACGTACTCGTCAATCTCGCCGATGAGCGCATAGATTTTGCGGCGCTGGACGGGCGAGATGTGCCGTCCGTCGTCGAGTACGATGAGGCAGTCTTTGTACTGCCGCAGGAGCGCGCGGTCGATGCTCGGCACGCCGGCCTTGATGGTGAGCGTGCCGTCCGCATCGATGTCCACGACCTTTCCTGTGATTTGCTCCTCGACCATGTCATGCGCCCGCGCGTTTCGCGAGCTCGGCTTCGAGGTTCTTCGCGAGGAGCGCGACTTCGTATGCCGTCATATCGTTCACGCTCGATTTGTGTACCATGGCCTCGGCGATCTGCTGCACTTCCTTGCCGCTCGCGCCCGTGCGTTTCATCTCTTCATTGAGCGCACGCACGGCGCTCGCTTTGTCATTTGCCGTTTTCGCCGCCTGTGCGCCCGTCTGAGCACCGTTCCCGCCTTGACGCGATACGTTGTTTGCGTTTCCGTTTTTCGACGCTCCTGCGGCGTTTTGGCGTGCATATTCGTCGGTGTCCGCATCCTTGGTGTCATCGATGGCGAAAAGGCCATTGAGGCAATACTTGCGGGCATAGGATGATGCCGCGCCTGTCACCTGCGATGCGTCCGAACCTTTCTTCTCGTCCTGCTCGCGGGCGTATGCCGTGTTCTCGATGGCGTCGCCGGTCGCGACGTCGATGAGCCGCGCCGTCGCTTTGACGTAGTAGCGGTTGCCGATCTGCTCAATGGTGTCGCCGAGCAAGAGGATGAGGCCGTTGTCGTTGAGCAGAGGTTTCACGGCCTCAAGGATGTCTTCTGCGCTCCGGTAGTTGTATTTCGCGAAGCTGTTGCGCTGGTTTTTCGGCGCTTTCAAGTCTCTCTGCACCGCTTGGAGCGATGCGTGAATCGGTTTCCCTTCCATGTGCTCTCCCTCACTTCACGATGATGCTCTGCCCTTCGACGAGCTGCACGCCGTCGAACGTCGCGCCGCCTTGGACGGCTTTCTTCAATCCAGCTTTGTCGACCGTGACCGACGTTTTCAAAAATTCTTCCGGCACGACCGCGCCGTCTGCAATCTCGATGTGCTCCGTCTTGCGGAAACTGAGTGCGCTCCGTGCGTCGTGCCACTTCTTTCCATCGAGGAAGTCGGCGAGGTACGCTTTCAGGCTGGCCGCTTTGTGTTCCATGACGGCCTGGCGCTCCGCGAGCTTCTTGCGCTCCGCCTTGATTCCTTCGATGTCAATGAGCAGGTTCTTGATCCAGCACGCGATGTTGCTGATTTTCTCGTCGCGCTCCACTTGGAGCGATGCGAGCTTTTCCGCATCGATGATTTCTCCTGTCTCCGCGTCGACGCATGCCTCGATGTCCTTGCGGATGTCATACAGGCTCATTCCATGTTACCTCCTTCGTGATCTCCAATTCCGCATCCGTCACAGGGATGAATGCGAACGTGTTGCCTGGAAGCTCCGGCTTGATTTTGTTTTCTATCAGCGTAGCTTCCCAATAGACGTTTGAACGGTCGTCTCCTGTGATGCGAACGATGACGTCGCGCGTATACTTCTTACCACCTGTCCGGGTCATCTTCGAAACGGCCTCCCCTCTTCGCCTTGCCGACGTCCTCGATTTCTTCGAAATACACGTCAGGATGTTCCAAGTCAACGACAGTATCATCCATCATGTTCGACGGCAGGGAAATCTTGTCCATGGCCTCGCGCTCGCTTTCCGCGAGAATCCAGTCTGAGAATTTGTATGTCACCGTGCCTTTCGCTGTGTACTTGTGTAATTCTGCCAATTGTCAAAACCTCCTGAATCTGCTAAAATGAACTTGCATATATCACTTCTTGAATGACGTCAGCGTACCGGGCTGGCGTCATTTTTGTTTGCGCTTGTAATACCGCTCGCGCTCCTTCTTTCTGCACGCGGGACACATCCGATGCTCGTCATCCGGCGCGAGAGGGTTCCCGCACCGCGAGCATTCGTGCTTTGCGATATGTTCCTCGCGGCGGTTCCGCACTTTCGCGTTCTGCCATTTCAGGCATTCATCGCAATATACGCGCCCGTGTTTCGTCGGCTCTCCGCAAGAAAAGCAGATGCCGTAATTCTTACAGATTCGATACTTCTTCATTGACGCTGCGTTGCGCTTCATTTTGCGCACCCTCTCGCTTTGCATGGCGTCACCTCCTCCCGCGCATGATCGCCAGCAACTCGTTCAGCGTCTTTCGGCTGGAACAGGCACGGGTATCCCTTGCCTTCTCCCATGAGCCAAGAGCATCTGTAACAGCTCTCGGTATGGTCTTCCTCGTCGTCATGGATGCAATCCATGCAACCATACTCGCTCAATAGTTCGTCGTTCATTTCACAATCTCCATTCTGTAGGCTTCATGCCGAAACGGCAGAAGCCTTTTTCTTTTCCGCAGGATTCGACTTCTGGCGCGACGCTGTAGAACGAACACCGTTTGCAACTTCCGTTCGACGTGTGGCGCTTGCAATCTCTCTGCACTCGTTCAAGGACAGAAAGCTGCTTTTTCGTTTCCTCCATAGCTTGCTTGATGTCGTAGATCATGAAGTCTGGAAGGCCGTGCTTTTTCGCGACTTCGATTTCTTTGTTCAATTCTTCAATCGTTGTCATTCGTTGCTTCCTCCGTAAATAGCGTTAATCGCCTTGCGCCCTTCTTTGAGACATTCAAAGTTTTCCTTGCGTTCTTTTGCTGCAGCGATTCCAAGCTCACAGACATTGGTGAAAAGATCATTGAACCGAATCTTTTCTTCCGCTGTCGATAAGAAGATTTCTGCAGTTTCCCGGATGCCGTCGATAGTTCCGTTCCAAAGCAGAGCTGATGTTTTCAATCCGGCAAGCAAATCATCCGG